ACCCGTCAAACGATCGTCTCCAGCTACAAATGTCATATTTCTAAACCCGAGATTATATAAATATTTTGCAGCAGACAATACAGTTGAAACTGGCTGAGCTACAATATAAGAAGCAAATTTTGGATATATCTTTTTAATAAATTCTCTTTTTGTGTCTACATCTAATGGATCTGTCTTTTTATTATTAGAGCTGGAAAGAAAAATAAATGTATTACGCCCACCAATCTCAACTGTCTTTTGCATTAACAATTCATGACCAATGGTGGGGGGGTTCATCCGGCCAAAACAAAAAGCTGCTAAAGGCATTTGTCTTTTTGCATCTAATGTTTGTAAATCTTGAGGAGAATCTTTTCTTTTTTCAAAATTAGCTTTGCTGAAAACTAAACGATCAATTAGTTTAAGTTTGTTTTTACCACTTCCAAAGACATACCCCTCATGTGAATCTACTTCACCTACTCGAGCTTGAATAGGTAAACCAGTTTGTTGAAGGTCTATTTGTTTTTTGATATTAAGTTTAAGGTCAGTTAAGCTAGCCCAAATAGCCCACATACCATATAAACCAGGAGCACCTTCTTTGTAAAGCCATCCGTCTTTATTAGTTCCTAAAAGTTTTTCTGCAGCTGCTGGAGTTAACTTTCTTTCCAAATATTCTAAAAATCTAGGAATAATGTTATTAGCTATATCACCCTGCTCCAACATGGCAGTGATAAAAGTCGTCATCTTATCCAGCAAACCCTTAGCTTTATTTTCTGTAAGATAATCTAAAAACTTTTGCACTTCGCCTTTATAATCTGCTATAGTTTTCTTAGTAGCTTCAACTAAGCTTGGAGGTAAAGTCACCACGGGCTCATCTAACAATTCACCAGTTAAAAGAGTTATACCTTCATTGGGATTTAAACCTTTTAAACCCTTTAATGGTTGATCTTCTCCACCAAAACTAGGTATAAAAGTGTGTACAGCTATTCCACCCACACTGCGAGAAATATCTCTACCAGTCTCTGAATCTATTTTAACTTTATATCTTACTGTGTTGGGTTCAAACACATAATAACCATCTTCTACTGAAGGCATGCCAGCCCACATAAGATCGCCGAAATAAAATTGATTTTCTATTTGAGGTGTAGCCCTTTTAAGAACCGGAACCAACAGAGACTCAGCTTGCCATAAACTAGAACGATTAGATCCTCTAGCTTCGTCATAATCTTTAATGGTGGTAAAATTTATTTTACCTTTAACCATTTTATCATACATGTGTTTGTCTACAAATAAAAATTGACCATTAGGATTTTGTTTATTAGGCAATTCTTTCCATCCAAAAATTAAAGCTGGAAACCCATCCCATTTTAAAGAAATAGTTCTACCACTTTTTGCTAGAGAAGAAATTTCTTTAAAAGCCTTTAAAGCTCCTTCTATTCCTCCCTTTAAAATACTATCTTCTAAATGCTCAATGCCTTCTATTAACAAGTCTGAAGAATTTGTAGAAACACTTTCATTTTGTTGTTGGAAAAATTGTTTAATAGCAGTCCACTTTTCTGGTTGATTAATTAATTTATTTTTGATTCCAGTCTTGCTGGCTAAATCTACGGCAGTTGCGTCTGGGCCTAATAAAATTTTAGCTATTTCATTTTTAGAACCAGCCACTACTTTATTGGTATCACGATCTACTAAACCTCTGTCTGGGCTAAATTGTAGATTGCCCTTTTCTTCACCTGATTTTGGATCTACAAATGTTGTAGAACTGGCTAGTTTAGCTAAAAGAGGATATAAGTTTAACCAAAGGTCGCCTCCTCTCATGCCTGGATCTTTTGTAAAGTCGTGTGTGTGTAGTTCCCAAGAAGAACGGGCTCTTGTAATTAAGTCTACAGAATAATTTTTACCATTAGCAGAATATTTTAAAGTTAAAGAACCCGGAGTTGTTTCATACCCGTTCTCTGTCATATATTTGGCTAATTCTCTTTTACTGGCTTTTAATTGCATCTCTTCCGGGCTTCCAGAAGGCTTACTAAATTTTTTACCAGCATTAACGGCTTCAGCTTTAATTTCAGACAAATACTCATTAACATCTTTAGGAAATTTTTCTACCAATTGAGAAGGATCCACCAAAATGTCTATATCACCAGAATCATCTCGACCGCCACCACCATATGGATGTTCTGGATCAAAACTACCAGCACCACCAGCTGCCCAATAAGAATCTAATCCCATTTGATCTAATAAAGGCTTGAGGGTGCTTTTAGCTGTTAAAAAATCTTCTTTTTTAATTCTAGAAAGCTCTGTTCCAGCTTTGGATAAGATTTTACCACCCTCTGTAAAAAATTGTTTAAAATTCATATATCTATTTATTTATATCTAAGCAGAATAAGTAAATATGTATATGCCATATAAAATTAAAAAATCAGGATCTGGTTATAAAGTTTGTAAAAAAGCTGGGTCTAAATGCTTTAGTAAAAAGCCTCTTTCTAAAAAAAGAGCTAAAGCTCAAATGGCTGCTATCCAAATCAATGCTCGGGAATCTTATAATTTGTTTGAATCTTTAATAGTTTCTGCTCTTTATGAATAATAAAAATTATAAAAATTGCGGTTTCAGACACGGCATAGTTAGAACTCGTAATCATCCGGTATTAAAATTTGGACAAGTAGTTTCTATTATAGAAGAAACAGAAGATTTGTATAGAGTCAAATTGCATCCTAATTCACAAGCTGAAATTATATCTAAAGAAGATTTATTAATAAATAAATAAAATGAAAAATTTTAAAGACAAAACATTTGACACTAGTTTTCTAAATTTTTATAAAAGCAAACCAGAAGGAATGCAATTATTAAAAAATGTACCTATAACAGAAAATTTAAAATATCATTTAGATAAACATTTGGCTTTATCAGATTGTGTTTTTAGAATTTATTCAGAAGGGTTTTTTGCTTTATTAGAAGAAGTAAGAAGTCTTTATGAACAAGATCTTTTAGCAGTTAATGATGAAGATGCTGAAATGATTGAATCGGACTTAGGTAAAATAGCAGTGTTTGAAGGCAGAAATGTTTTTTTAGATGCTCCTTTATATCTAGAAGAAGATCTTGTATTAGAAGCTAAAACTAAACCTAAATCAAAAAAACAAGGTAAACATCGTTTAGGATCACCTTTTAGAACCCCAGGCGGTCCTAAAAAATTTGCAGTATACGTAAAAGCTAAAAACGGTAATGTTAAAAAAGTTACCTTTGGAGATCCCAACATGAGGGTTCGTAATGCTAATAAAGCTAGAGCAAAGTCTTTTAGGGCTAGACACAAATGTTCTGAAAAGAAAGATCGCACCACAGCTGGATACTGGAGTTGCCGAGTGTCTAGATACGGTAAACAATTGGGATTAAAATCTAAAAGAGTATGGTAGAAGGTTTACCCTTTGAACAACAAAAAATTTCTGAAAAAGAATTTATACGTCTTTTTTCAGAAGACGTTGAAGAAGAAGAACTTAAATGGCATTTTGATGACGAAGATCGGTGGATAGAAGTATTAGAATCTACCGATTGGCTTTTTCAAATGGACAATGAATTGCCTAAACCTTTTAAAGGTAAAATGTTTATACCAGCCGGAGCTTATCACCGAGTAATAAAAGGTTCTAAAGATTTCAAGGTGAAAATAACTTTACCTTGATTTAAAATCTGATATGGATAAACATATCACCAAGCTTATTACTCAATCAGCTATACGTAACGTAGTCATTGGGTTGGGAGCTACTATTACACACGATTATCGCAAAAGAGATTTAACAGTCATTTGTTTGTTAGATGGAAGCTTGGTTTTTACCGCTAACCTTTTATTACAAATTAAAATTCCAGTTAATCTTTATTCTATTAAAGTTACTAGCTACGAAGGCACACAAAGCACTGGTGATGTAAAATATAATGTTAAAGACTTACAATTTTGTAAAGGTAAAGATATTCTTTTGATAGATGACATTTTAGACTCTGGTCTTACTCTGTCTACGGTTGTCAATGATGTTAAAAAGGCAGGAGCGGTTTCTGTAAGAACCTGTGTACTCTTGAACAAACAAATAGAAAAAGCCATTGAAGTAGAACCAGACTATAAAGGATTTGATATTGAAAACGAATTTGTGGTTGGATTTGGTATGGACTATAATGGATTATATCGCAATCTTCCTTACATTGGAGTTTTAAAAGGGTAAATAAATATATGAATTTTGACAAATTAGTTAACCAACTTTTAAAAGAAAACCAAGAAAACTCAGAACCCTGGGATCCGTACAAACATTTGTACGCCCAGCACAGAGCCGGTGGAAATATTACGGGTGCTGATATGCAATTATTAATTAATCATGTTAAAACGATAGATGATGTAAAAGCTGGAAGAATAAATGATGTGGCAGGCAGAAACCCAGAAGAAATTAAACCAATTCCAGATGACATAAGAGAAATAGCTAAGGGATATGAAAATGACCCGAAACTTAAAGAACATCAAGACAAAATGGCTGGATATGATCGTCAAATAGAATATGACAAAGCAATGAGGCGCGCGCGTTACATTCGCAGGAATAGTTAAAAACATTTGAATTTCCCACAAATGTCATATAATATAAAAATATGACAAGATGGATTCTTAAAAGACATTCTGTGCTAGTTCTTAATAGAAACTGGCAAGCTATAAATGTTAAAACTCCTTTAGAAGCATTGTCTATGATGTTTTCAGATGATGCTACTGGGTTACAAATTTTAGGATTAGATAATATGGTTCCTTTAAAATGGAATGATTGGGTAAATCTTCCACATAATGATTCAGAGGAATATGTTCATACAGTGCGAGGCGATATTAGAATTCCTAAAATAATCATCTTAAGTAATTTTGATAAGGTTCCTAAAAAACGCCCCAAGTTTACTTCCAAAAATTTATGGCAACGAGATGAAGGTATTTGTCAGTATACAGGCAGAAAATTAAAACCCAATGAAGGTAATATAGATCACGTATTGCCAAAATCTCGAGGTGGAAGATCTACTTGGACCAACTGTGTTTTATCTCACAAAGATGTTAATGCTGAAAAGGGTAATCGAACTCCTTCTGAAGCCGGGTTGAGACTTATTCGTCAACCCAAAGAACCTCAATCTTTGCCTACTACCTTTTATATTGAAAATAGATTCAATATAAAAGAATGGGATGCGTTTCTTTTCAAAGAACAATATGCCTAGACTAAGCTGGGAGAAATATGCTTTGAGCATAGCCGAAGTGGCGGCTTTAAGATCAGAAGATCCCTATCAACAAGTAGGGGCGTGTGCTCTAGATCATAACAATAGAGTTATAGGAGTTGCTTATAACGGACTGGCTCAAGGGGTTAATGTAACAGAAGAATTTTGGGCTGATAGAGATAAACGCAGACCGTTCATGATTCATGCAGAAGCTAATCTTCTATCTTTATTTGAGCGTAATCGTTGTAAACTTTTAGCTTGTACCTTGCTCCCGTGTTCATCTTGTGCTTCTTTAATAGCTGCACATGGTATTAAAAAAGTTGTATATAAAGATGTTTATAAAAGAGATACTTCAGCTATTAACATATTAAATTTTTATGGAATTGAAGTCAAACAATTATAAATATAGTTATGAATACATACGATGCATACGTTTTTGAATTGTTAGAAGCCCATAAAGTTGATAAAAAAGATAAAGATAAAAAAGATAAAGGTGAAAAGGAACCAGGCTTTGATGCTAAGAAGGCAGATGTTAATAAAGACGGTAAGATAGAACCTTGGGAAAGAAAAAGAGCAGAAGCCATTGCAAAATCTATGGCTAAAAAAGGTAAAAAATAACTAAGTATTAACGTGAAGAGCGTTAATCTAAATTCTGAAAAATTTGGGCAAATGGCTGAGTCATTTGCCCGTTTTTTTGGTACACCTAAATTTATTGTAGGTCAAACCATATTTGTTTTACTCTGGGTAATATATAATATAATATCCAATCATCCCTTTGACATCTATCCGTTTATTTTATTAAATCTAGCCTTCAGTACACAAGCTGCTTATGCTGCTCCACTTATTCTGTTGGCTCAAAGCAGACAAGCAGATAGAGACAGGCAATGGGCTGCTGCTGATGCTTTACACCGGCAAAGTGTAACTACAGCTACTGAAAAAAGACAAAAAGCAGCAGCGGACATAGATAGAAAAATTGTTAAGCTTATACAAGAACAAGCTAAACAAAACGAATTAATTTTGCAATTGTCTAAAAGAATAGAACCTCTTATAGAAGAGGTTCATAAACATGTGACAAAAGGAAATTAAAGTTCCATTCCTTCAAAATCACTCATATCTACCTGAGTGTCTCTGGCTCCAATTTTATACGAGGAAATCTCCGTTTCTTGGGGAGCAACTTGCACTTTACCAGAATTCATGAATTGATCATACCAGGTGCCTAGAGGATTCTTTTTGGTTTCAAAGATTTTCTTATAACCCAAAGAAGATAATCTGTTGTTGGCTAACCATTCTACATAACCGTGTAAAATGTCTGCGTTAAGTCCAAGCAAGCTACCCTGCGAGAACAAATAATCTGCCCAACGTTTTTCTTGTGTTACAGCTAAAGTATAAGCGTCATACACTTTTTGTTCGTTAGCTTTTACTATATCTTGAAATCCTTCATCAGGATTATCTCTCAAATAAGAAAGTACATTGTGAGATATCGCAACATGAAGATTTTCATCTCGTGCTATTAACTTAATAATTTTACCGTTACCTTCCATCTTTCCGCGAGCTGCAAAGAAGAAACTGCACACAAAGGATGTGTAGAAAGATAAACCTTCGGTAATTTGTGTGGCTAAAAGAGCATTAAAGATTTTTGTCTTGATGTCTTTAGGTTCTCCATAGAAAGCATCATATTCTTTTTTAATCTCTTCTGCTCTTCTTACAATTTCTGTGTCTTCTAGAATTGAATCCCAAAATATAGATTCATCTGAATATACATTTTTAAGAATATGAGAATATGAACGACTGTGAATATTAGATTCAAAGAATGCCCACACATTCATAGCTGCTTCTAATTCTGGGTTGGTAACATATTCTGCTACCTTGAACAAGCTACGAGATAACATAGAATCTGTCATAGTTTGCCATTTGAGATTTGTATCAAAAACAAATCGCTCGGCTTCAGACAATTCTAAATAATCATTACGATCTTTTACCAAAGACACTTCTTTAGGAGACCAAAAGAATTCTTCCATTTCTTCTGCCAATTGATAAAGCTTAGGATATTTAAGCTTATCATAACGCTGAAGAGCCAATGGCTCTCCAAGAAACAATGGCTGTTGGCGTGTGTCTATGTTTTTAATGTTTAAAACAGTGCTCATGAGAATATATAATACTTATTTTAGATAGCACAGGCTCCGCTAGCACAAGAATCATTTTCTGTAGCTGATTGTTTATCGCCGTCATAGGTATTACTATAATACAAAGTCTTTACGCCCATACTATAAGCATATAACAAATCTTTAATTAACAAAGCGTCTGGTAAAGCTTTATTGGGATAATGTTCATAGTTGTAATACAAATTAGCTGAAATAGACATATCAACCCACTTTTGCAAAGCTGCTACAATATTAATATAACCGGTGTTGTTGGGCATATCAAATTGTAAAGTATATTTGTTTTTACATGTGGTGTAGTTAGGAACTAGTACTGGTACAGAATTAGCTTTAGAACCTTTGTATGTTAAGAAAGAACGAGGAGGTTCAATACCGTTTGTTGAGCATTGAATAACTGAACTAGATTCACAAGGCATCAATGCTGTTAATGTAGAATGTCTCATGCCGTGTTCTTTGATTCTTGCTCTCAAAGCTTCCCAGTCCATAGATGGTTTGCGCGTGATTACTGAATCTATCTTCTTTTTATAGGTATCTATAGGAAGAAGTCCTTCTGCGTATTTGGTAAGATGAAACTTTTCACATTTACCCTTTTCTATAGCCAGATCCACTGAACTGCTAATCAAGTAGTATTGAATCTTTTCCATCCAACTATCTACATAGTTAGGTGCTTCAGGGTCTGTGTACTTTAATCCATCTTTAGCTAATAGTGCTGCGAGGTTGGTAATTCCTACACCCAAGCTACGACGCTTTTTGGTAAAGTTCTCTGCTGCATGAGTAAAGTATTCTTGGTAGTCTATAAGCTCATCTAACATTCTAACTATAATGTCACACGTATCTTGTAGATCTTGATCATTTTTAATCTGTAAAAGGTTAATAGCAGAAAGAACACAAATACCAATTTCACCTTCTGGATCATCTATATGACGAATAGGTTTTGTGGGATGCAGCACCTCTACACAAAGATTGGTCATAGTAACACGTTCTTTCCAAGGTGAATGATCATTACAATGATCAATGTTCATTAAATAAATTCGACCTGTTTCTGTTCTTTCTTTAACAAACAAAGACATTAAAGCTGTTGCTTTGATGCTACGCTTGTAACGAATTTTTGGATCTTTCTCAAATTTAAGATACAACTCATCAAAGTGAGGAAACCCAAATGCTTCTGTTAATTCTGGTACTTCGTGTGGCGAAAATAAAGTAATAGTACCATTAGCCATGAATCTTTCGTAAAAGATTTTAGAAAATTGAATTACATAATCCATCTTTCTAACCCGATTGTCTTCTGTACCACCATTATTTTTAAGCTGAATAGCATCTTCTACTTCATAATGCCAGAACGGAATATTAACTGTAGCTCCTCCCCCACGAATACCATTTTGTTGACAGCTCTTAACTGTAGCTTCAAATACTTTAAGAAACGGTATTAAACCGGTATGAATTACTTGACCACCTTTAATTTCTGTGCCGATTCCACGAATACGACCAAAATTTAAACCAATACCATAACGCTGTGTAGTAGCAAATCCAGCAGCGGTGTTAGAACTAAAAATAGATTCTTTAGTGTCATCTACATCAATGAGACAGCATGAAGCATATTGTTTAAGCAATCCGCGAATACCAGCCATTTGAGGTGTTGGAAGATTTGCTTTATGCTTGCTATACTTTTCATATGCTCTTTTAACAAAGTTTAATCTCTTGTCTTTAGGGTAGTTAATAAAACTAACCATCGCAATCAGCATATAAGCAAATTGTGGTGTCTCGAATATTTCTTTTGCTTTACGATTTTGAATGAGATACTTGTCACAAAGCTGCTTCAAACCTGCATAGGTAAAGTCATAATCTCTATCATGATTGATTTTATCATCTAACTTATCTATTTCTGTTTTTGTATAGCTTTCTAAAATCTCTTGATGATAGATTCCTCTTTCAGTATTTTTAACTATAAAATCATACAGACGCGGTGGATTCTTTCCACCCCACACATCTTTACGCAATTGATAAGTCAAAAGACGAGACGCTACCCATTGATAGTTGGGCGATTCTTCATTAAAAAGGTTAATAGCAGAATCTATTAATACTTTATGAATCTCTCGTGTAGAAATGCCGTCTACGAGATTGAGTTTTGTATGTATTTCAATATCTGAAACACTTACCCCAGATATGCCATCTACTGCCCATTTGATGACTTTATTGATGTTGTCCACGTTAAAGGGTACCAAGGTGTTGTCACGTTTTTTGACGTGAAGAATTTTCTCACTCATATAGTTTTGGAAAGGTATTTAGATCAAAAAATATAGATTCACTTCTTTTTTCTTTTTTTTGTTTTATTTGAATTTCCGAGGGTAAGTTTAATCATTTCTGCTTTGTAAATTTTGTTAGCCAAATGTTTTAAAAAGGTAGCAATTTCTACTGGTGTACAATGATTAATCATGCGAGACTCCGCATACTTTACCTGTGACTCAGACCAATCTGGATAAAGATAATGAAACAATTCATGAAAGGCGGTAGGCACAATATCTCGGCGATAATCTAATTCTATATCTGTAAAATAACAAAGCCCCACTGTACCTCGCATTTTTCTTAAATTAAAGAATTCTGCAGGCTTAGTGCGAACTAAATTTAGTGCCTTTTTATACAGATTTTGCAGATCAGATTTGGTCAATTTAATCATGCAAATACTTATTTGTTTTTGTTGAGTTTCTTTTTATCTGCTTTAGCTTCTAAGGTTTTAACTTTTTTCTTAACCTCTTTAAATCTTTCTTCGGCTTTTTCTAAGCTTAGACAAGTCCAACCCTTTTCACCCCACTGAGAAGTGCTTGGATAAAGTTCTCCGGGTTCAATATAATTTCCTTCAATAGTTGTCCCATTATGAGAGGTTACAATTATAACTTCGTAGTGGGATATCTTGGAATTTTCTACAGAAGATCTTTTATAAATGGCGATGTTATCTTCTCGCTTTACAAGAGAGTGTTTGTAACCCTTTTTGGTAAACTTTTGTGGTAGTAACTTCATGTGTTAATTATAGTTTGTTTAAAGCTAAAAATCAAGATTGAAATTTCGAAAAACAAAGATATATTAGAAAGATGAATTTAACGGAGTTGGTGGAATTAGAGAAAAGTTTTGAAGACATATTCTTTTCTGAGAAGGATCATTCTTATTTTATTAATGGTGTAAAGAGCAAAGGTTCTGTTACTCAAATAATAAAAAAATATACAAAACCTTTTGAGTCTGAAAAAATAGCAAAGATAGTGGCGGCAAGAGATGGTGTTTCGTTGGAAGATGTTTTGGGTAAATGGGAGTTTGCTAGAGAGTATGCGTGTCATCGTGGAACTGCATTACATTCATATGTAGAAAATTTTATGGCACGCCGGAAAGCTCCAGTAGATTCATATGGTATACAAAATTTTGTTAGGAAATATCCGGACTACATTTCTGTAGAAAAGTATTACAATGATCTGGCTCAGTTCATAGCTACCTTTCAATCATTTTACAAATGGTGGAAAGAGAGATATATTATAGTCAAATCTGAATTAGTTGTAGGAGATAAAAGAACTGGAATTTGTGGATGCATAGATAATGTGTCGTATGATTTGGAAAAAAATCAATTATGCCTTTTTGATTATAAAACCAATAAAGAAATTAAAACAAAAAATAAAGAAAAATTACTAGGACCACTGAGTCATTTAGATAATTGTGAACTCAATATATACAGTTTACAACTATGTATTTATAGCTTAATTTTAAGTAGAAATACTTCTTTTCAAATCAAAGAACTACCTCAAATATTGTGGATGTCTTCTAGCTGTTACGAATTGATACCTATTAAACCCCTTTACGAAGAAGCAGAATTTTTACTGAATGAATATACTTTTATAGTTGATGTTCAAGGATGATTCTAGGATAATAAAAAATATGAAATTCAATTACACCAATTCAACCGGCGAAGAAGCCTATTATGAAGTAACTCCTTTAACTAATGAACTTTATAAAAAAATTCTAGAAGAAGATAGAAATCTTCTTTTGAATATTAGTCAAAAGAAAAATACTTCCTTTAATTCTGAGGAATATATTCTAGCCGCAACAGAAATGTTGGAAAGTTACGGTAAAGGAAAAGATTCTAATTTTTCTAAACCTAAAGATGAAAATGTTTTGGTAGGCATTGCCACAAATAAAAAAATTATCAAAAAGGCAGAGGGAGAAGTTA